GTATTTGTATTTGTATTTGTATTTGTATTTGTATTTGTATCACTCGTATTATTTCCACCACTTCCGGATAATTCGCTTAAATACTTTTTCAATTCATCCTTCATATTTTGCTTAACATGATTTTGCGTAGATGTAGAGTTGGATAGTAAAGCATTTCTTATATGTGCACTCTCGGAATCTTCTATATAACTTTGATTGTTTTCTAATGAATCATAAATAGAGTCGTATTTTCGCATAGGCTTATTTACTAAATCTTTTATTTTAGGGGAGGTAAGTGTTGTTTTAAAAAATGAATATAAATAGTGAAGCAAGAAAATGAACAAAAATGATACGACTGCGACTTTAAATACCCACGACCACATTTGTATAGTATATAATTATCAATATAAGTTTAGCATCAATAAAAACGATATTATATCTTCTTTTATAAAATTATCTATTTCAATTCGGTTTCCCGATAATCCGGGTAATCCGGGTAATCCAGATAACTTTGCCAAAACATAAAAATCGTATACTTTATTATCCTTATATTCAATCACAAAAGTTGTATTTGATTTAAGATTCATTTTATATTTTTTAACTAGACATGAATGAAGTTTAAAATCGTAAGGTATTTGATAGGATGGAGTTTGCGAACGTTTCATAACCGAGTAGTCAACTAGTAGTTGGAGATGGGGGTGTTGTTGATGTTGTTGTTTCAATCCTGCACCCGAACCCACAACAGGAATGGAAATAGAAGATGTTAGAATTATTTTGTCTGATGGATAAACTGCATAAAGTTCGTTGTTTAGTATTTCTAAAATAGATGTAGTGCTGTAGATAGTCGTCTTTTGATTTTCGCTAGATATATATTTGTCTAGTTGTGTTTTATTTTGGGTTATGTCTTGGTTCTGGTTTTGTTTTTTGTTAGAATTAGGGGCGCCATGTAATGCATTTTGTAAAACATGGACAGGAATACTTGGAAAGTAAATTTTTGCTTGGTCATTATTACTAGTATTATTAGTGTTATTGTTAGTGTTATTATTACTATTATTTTTATTAGCTCGTCTAAGCATTTTATTATTTATATATACGATAAACCATTTAAACCGATTGCATAAAAACATATAACATAAATTCATCTTACAGAAGATAGCTCTCTATAAACAAGGTATACTATAGTAAAATGCCACCGAAAAAGTCCGAATCCACTAGCACAAAAGAAAAGCAAACGATTACATTGTTAGTCGTTGAAAAAAATGGGGATATTAAAGAAACCGAAATGAAAAAAGATACTATAACACCAGATGAGTTGGCAAAGAAGTGTAAAATTAAGAAATACGAAGGGTTTTGTAAAAGAGCAGAGTGGGGATATAATATACAGAGTTTCAAAATATTCGTTGAAATGTGGGCCAAGGACGATGGAATGGCAAATCAAGAAAACAAGTACGAGTTTCCACCGCCATTAGACCATGATTTATACTTTGGTGCATGCGTTCTTATTGCACATGATGCAAAAAACAACTATGTTGATTTAACAGAATCACTTTGGGATAAAATATACGAACATTTATTTGGAGGATTTGAGTCTATAGTAACAACACAAAATGACGATGATGAAGAAGAAGATGAGCTAGAGAATATCCCGGATTCAAAAAAAACAAAACATGGGTATTTGAAAGATGGGTTTGTAGTGGATGGTGGTGTAAATAGCGATGACAACGAAGATGACGAAGATAGTGATGATGATAGCGACGATGACGATGATGTGAGCGACACTGATATCGACGATGAAGACGATGATGAAGTCGGTGATGATGAAGATAACGACGATGAAGAGGACAACGATGACGGCGATAATAGTGACGACAGCATTAACATAAAAAAAAAAAATAAAAATAATAGTATTACGAGTAATAAAAATAAAATTACAAAATTAAAACAAAATAAAATTTTATCAACTGGGTCTGGCTCTGGCTCTGGGTCTGGGTCTCTAGCTTCATCGGGTTTTACATTAAATAATAAAGAAAAAAAAATAGATATTGCTATAGTGTCTCCGTTAGATAACAAAAAGAAAAATTCAGTGCTATCGAATAATAATATAAAAAATAATCAAAAACAAAAAATGCATATAGGCGTTGTAGGGAGCCATAATACGAAAAATATCAAGTCATCGAAAATAGAAGAAGAATTATGCGACGGATATAAATCAAACGACTCTAGCGAGTTAAGTGAAGAAGACTACACATACACATACACATATACGTAATTAAGAATATTTGCAAAGGACATAGTATAATATTTTAATGCAATAAATAAAAATATTATATTATTAAAATATATATAAACAATAAACAAATAAAATGTTTGACAAACTTTGCGCACCTGCTCAAATTTATCTGGTAGTATCAGTTATTATGTTGGTATTGTCATATTTTGGACTTTCTGCCATATCACAGCAACTTGAAGTACATCAGTCCAATAGCCCGATGGTTCAATCTTTGAACTTTACATACCAAAAAGAGTCGCGAACGTCCTATATTGTTCAAGGTGTATTTATTGTATTGTGGACATGGGTATTATCATACCTTTGCAGAAAGGGATACACATCGCTTTCATGGTTTCTCGTTCTTCTTCCTTGGGTTTTAATGTTTTTGGCATTCTTTGTATATGTTCTTGAAATAGTAAAGAGCGCATTTTTTAATACTGCGGATTCTGTTTCAAATGTGTTGAATCTTCCTTAAACATATAGATACGACACGAAATACGATATACAATATACATCTTCCTCCTAAAATATGATACTTTATTAGTTATCCTATTTTAATTATATAAATTTTAATTATATAAATTTTAATTATGTGAATTATAAAATTGAATAAAGGTATAAACATATTATTGCATATACAGATATACGTAGACCTAACTAATCAGACTGCAATGAAACAAATTCAAAACCCAATAGAATTCCGCCAAAATATTGCTGCAAAGTTGCAAGGTGTTTTAGGCGATAGTGAAATCGCAACGAATTTAGAAAAAGGAATTTACAACTATTCGATTGCAAAAGCAAAAAGCAAATGCGTTGTGCGAAAATGGGACAATCCTTATTTTGCAATGATATATTTAGACTTATTGCGCACCATATTTATCAACTTAAGGGATGAAAATATACTGCAAAAAATGAAAAGCAAGGAAATCCAGGCACACAAGTTGGCATTTATGACACATCAAGAAATGAGTCCCGAGAAGTGGCACAAGCTTATTGAAGATAAAAAAATTAGAGATCAGAATAAATATGAACCCAAATTGGAGGCGTCTACGGATAAATTTACATGTCGCAAATGTAGTTCGAAGAAGTGTACATATTATCAGCTGCAAACAAGGTCAGCAGATGAGCCGATGACGACATTTGTAACATGCCTCGACTGCGGTAAACGATGGAAGTGTTGAAGACCTTAGTTAATAATCTGTAAATCTTCAAGGTGCCAATATTCAGAGCCACGATTTGGTAATGGTCGCCTTATAATAAATGGAATCTTTTTTTCCTCCAGTTCTTTCAAGGCAATCAAGTAGCCGTCAATAACACCTTCAGGAACTTTGACAAACGGAATTGCACCATCATTGATTTGTTTTGCCCTTTGTCCAAGCACACGCGTTCGTTCGTATTTTGTCAATAAAGGCAATGTTTTGTGCAACTCGTCTACGATAACCCCCCTGTCATCGCGCACAACACGTGCTAAGTTATATATCTCGTCGTAATTTTGCATCATACACTCAGGATGAAATTTTGCCAAATAGTCATCACGCACTTCACTATCAAATTTTTTGAGTTTTTTGTCCATATCGTCGTCATCGCTATCATATTCGTAGCTCTCTTCTTCTCCTTCATATTCGCCTTCGCTTCCACCAAGCCCCAATGACGCTGATGCTGACGCAATACTTTCAAGAATACCTTTTCCTCGACTTTTTTTGGAACCTGAACCTTTTCCTGAACGTCTTCCAGAAACCAGTTCCGTAATCGCATCTTGTGCCGCACCAGAACTTACCGCATCGGCAGCTTTTGAAATAACGTCTTGAATATTTTGAATCGGGGATTTTACAGCGGCATTGGTCCTAGTGGTTCCAGTCTCTTCCGTATCACTTTCATTTGAACCAACGCTCGCAGTTGCATCATCGTCGCTTTCACCCAATGATGCAATACTGGAAGCGTCATCGGTAATATCGCCGACGTCGCTCCCGCTTTCACTCCCACTTCCAACACTAGAACCGGATTCGGCATCAGAACCGACTTCTTCTTTGGGTTTATATCCCGCTAACGCTAAAGGTTCCAGTTTTTTTGAAAACATTGTATTTTTTGATAGTTGTTGTTGGATAGTAATGTGGCAATCTTATATATTATATACTAGTTTGATTTTATTTCAATTTTATTATTAATAATAAAAATATCAATAATAAAAATATCAATAATAAAAATATCAATAATAAAAATATCAATAATAAAAATATCAGTAATAAAAATATCAATAATAGTAGATTCAAACTATTTTATTTTACTTTATTTTAGATTATTCTACTTACTGAGTAGTATTCCAAACCGAGTCGCATACTGGACACAAATAAACAAAATTCATATTGACATCATCATATCGAAGGTAAATGACTTCGCGGCCTGGTGTGAAACCAGAACCAGCGCCACCCCCTTGTTCTTCGTCAGGAACATTCACACTCGCCACCGAAGGTACAACCGCAGCAGCTGCTGCACCAATACTAGCTTTAGATTTGCTACCTTCTTCGCGCGAACGTGAGCGAGGCGTTTCAATGTGTTCGTGTTCTTCATTACTCTTACATGCTTGATTTGGGCATTTAATTGTATTAATTCGTGGCAATGTTGGATCCATTTTGGTATACTTGTTTATGATAGAATTGTATTTTTGTTTACTATTTTTAAAATTGGTCCGAGAGATAGTAACACTATCTAAAGTTATATTTTTATTCTCGTGTCCGCAGTTTCTGCAATAGTATACGATTGAATTAGGGTCTTCTTCAGATAGACGAATATAATACATATTGCTGCATTTAATACAAAAGTGCATTTTGATGTTGGGTTTGGTATTTGGTGTTCGAAATTCGAAATTTACAAGTTTCTATATTTGCTAGTATATTATATATTATTATTATTTGTTTATTTCAATTTTATATATTAGTTTATTTGCAAATCGCAAATCGCAAATCGCAAAGTATATTTTATATAGTTCAGTCAAAATCAATGTAGTTTGAGTTAATTCCAATATCAGGTTCCGTTTTCACGTATTCTAAAAATATATCCTCTAACTCGTCAAAATTAACATGACAAGACATATTATACATCACACGTATGTTATAATAATTATTTATTTTCTTTGATTTCCATATTTTTATAACTTGATGTATCTTCTTTGCATTTTTTTTAAACGTTTCCTTCATAATATTATAAAAGTGTTCTTTACACTCCTTATAGTCATTACCATCCTTTTCAGAAAATATAATATTTTTTTTATTAAAATCTTGCAAAAGTCGTAAACAAGCAAATTCAATATTTTTGAATGCAATCATAGTATGATAGTTGTTAAAATCTGCATATTTTTGTGTTACACCTGGTTCATGCAACATTGGTTTGTTATCTAGAATACTAACAATAGTAATCAAAACAGACTTCAATGTTAAACAACTTGTCCATTGTTCACCTCGCCATGTATTTATTATGGATAAACAAACTTTCCCACTTTTATGAAAATTGGGATGAAACCTCGTATTTGAATCACTTACAATAAACGTAACTAAAGGTGGCTCATAAGGGTAATTTATTGGGAAGTCAATCGTAAAAAAATAGTATCCGCCAAAGTACAACGAATCCTCAGGGCCAACTATCAATACATACGCTTTCAAAATATTTGTGTCAGAGTGTTTATAATAAATTCCATATTCTTCTTCCAAAGATGAAGACACCATATCTTTAATATCTTTCAATAGCCGCGAAATTGTTTCTTTTGGAATACTAACGATTGGCACGATCGGTGCTTCTACTTTTTCTTCATCCTCTTTTTCTTCTTCTTCACTTTCCAAATCAAATATTTTATCGTATTTCAAATTGTGCAACGATTTTTCATGTTTCCCTCCTTTCTCTGTATTCTCCCCTTCTATACTTACCTTAGACTCAACAATTAAATTCTGGGCAGTAGATTGTGTTTCATGACTTTTTATTTTTTTTACCATTCGCTCGTTCGTCACAGATTTCTAGATTCTGTATATTTATGTGCGTTTATTTTTATGTCCGTTTTAGATATATTATTTTTTTTGGAATTCTTATTTTCTATTTTTTAGGGATATTTTTAATATATAAAATTGACATAAAAATATCTTTGAATATAATATAATACATAATAGAACACCCAAACCCATACGATATTAAAGACACAATATATACAAATATGAAAAGTTCTACATCATCATCTAGCGGAAGTGGAAGTGGAAGTGGAAGTGGAAGTGGAAGTGAATATGAACAATACATGAAACAACTTTACATGAAAAAAGGTGACCCTAGCATGGCTGGACTTTCATTTACACATACAAGAATACCAAGTCAAGAGCATGGAGTATCGGGCGGGACGTTTTATATACCACAAGAAAAATTACCAGAATTTTGGGCAAAATATGCAAAACATGTTATTGTAAATAGACGTCATGAATATTTGACTGAAAAACAGCTTTCAGGTGGTGGACCCGTGCTTGTTGATTTGGATTTTCGTTATGACCCAAGCGTTGAAAAACGACAACATTCAAAGGAAGATGTAGAGAACATTGTAGGCATCTACATGGACGAACTATCAAAACTATTGGACATTCAAGAAGCCGAAAAGAGAGACATTGCAGTATTTGTGTTCGAAAAACCTAGTATGAATACCGACGACGAAAAGTATACAAAAGATGGTATTCATATTATTATTGGTGTTCATGCCGACCGAGTCGTTCAATATATGCTTCGCAATAATGTAATGAAAAAAGTTCCTGACATTTTGAAGCATCTTCCTCTTAAAAATACATGGGATGATATTTTGGACGACAATATTTCGAGGATGGTGAATCCTGTTGGATGGCAGTTGTATGGCTCGCGAAAACCTGGACATGAAGCATACGAACTGAAGTATCATTTCAACTTCACATATATTAAAAGTGAAATTGATGGAACGGACCTATCGGATGATTATAATTGCGAGGAGGGCGATGGTGATAGTGATGGTGGTGGCGATGCGAGTGAAGAATGTGAATCGGAAGAGTTGGAAGGTGACAACTGCAAATTGAAAATCAAGGATTCAAAAAAAAGCAAGAAAAATGAAATCTGGGAATGGGAATATGATGAAAAGAATGTAAAATTCTTTGACTATACTAAAAACTTCTGCTTGTTGTCGGCGCAGTATGACAAACATCCGGTCTTTCAAATCCGTCAATCCATTCGTCGAGAATATGAGGAAATAAAGAGAAACAAGACGCGCCGTTCTCCGACGAATAAAACCGGGAACATCATTCGCCGTCGTGTTGCATCAAGTGCGTGCAGTATCCACGACATTACGTCGCGTGAAATTTTGACGGATGAAATTGACAAATTATTTAACTCGTTGGAGCCTCGGGAACACTATGTAAGAGAAACAAGTGACTACACGATGTGTCTTCCCGAAAAATATTATAACCAGTATAGTCTATGGATACGCGTTGGTTGGGCTCTGCGAAATACAAGCGATAAGCTGTTCTTATCGTGGATTCTATTCAGCTCGCAGTCTGAGAAATTCAGTTATGACAAGATTGGCGAATTTTACGAGAAATGGCAAACCTTTTCGATGGAGAATGAAGACGGACTGACACGGCGATCTATCGTGTACTGGGCGCAGAGCGATGCGAAAGAGCGATACTTTGCAGTATACAAAAAGACGATTGACTACTATGTCGATATTACGCTATCAAATGAATTGGTAAATATGAACGGAAAACCGGAGACGACAATGGTCGATTTGGCGGTCGTTCTGCACAACATGTTCAAGAATCGATTTGTTTGTGCGCACATCAAGGACAATGTCTGGTATGAGTTTGAGAATAATCGCTGGGTCGAATGTGATTGCGGTATTTCGTTGAAACAGATGATTTC